TATCGCGACGCCTCCGCTTTGAACAGAAGTGCGCTCTACGATCCACCAACAATCACCTTGATTGAGGGAGCTGAGTATCAGTTTAAGGAAGGCATCTTCGTCGGTGATGGTCAGAAATTCCATAGCGACTACAGCTACCGACGCGCCATCATTATCTCGAAATGAAGCCAAGCGAAATACTCGACAAGATTCTCGAACTGATAGCCGCCTACAGAGCGGCTAAAGCTGCTAAACGCAAGAAGGTCAAGAAGCTAAAAAAAGTCGCTATTTGTGTCGGACACAGCCGGATCGGGGATAAAGGAGCTAGCTCTGTCGGCGGTGTGGACGAGTGGACTTACAACAAGAAGGTCGCAGACCTGTTGCAAAACCACCTACGTCATCAAGGGATTCATTCGGTTGTTTTCGACGATTACCCATCAGAGAGTTACGGACGTGCGATGGATTGGATTGGACAGAGCGTAGCAAAAGAGAAGTGTGATATAGCGATTGAACTTCACTTCAACAGCTACTCAAGCTCAAAAGCAGAGGGTTACGAATACCTACATTACCACACGAGCAATAACGGACGACGTTTAGCCGAGTGTTTTAGTAAAGCTCAATCCGAAAATTTTAAGGTGCAGAAAAATAGGGGCGTAAAAGCAATCGAGTCTGACGGTCGTGGGGCCGGATTCTTGCGGAGCGTCCCACCACCTGCCGTAATATGTGAGCCTTTCTTCGGCAGTTCCCCGAAGGAATGGATTCTTTTTGACGCAAAGCACTCACTACTAGCCGACGTATACGCACAAGCGATTGTCGAATACTTTAACAACGCATGAGAAACTACCGAAAAGAATACGACAACTACCAAGGTAAACCGGAACAGAAAAAGAATCGGGCTAGCCGTAATGGCGCACGTCGAAAGATGAAGAAGCTTTTAGGTAAGAAGGTAAACGGCAAAGACGTTGACCACAAGGACGGGAATCCAAAAAACAACTCACGTAAAAATTTAAGATTACTCAGTAAATCAAGAAACAGATCTAAGAAGTGAAATCGCTAAAATCAGTCATGATCGCTGGTCAGCGGATCAAGATCCAAAAGGCTGAGTTAGATGATTGCTACGGACAGTATTTACACGAAAAACGAATAATCCAGTTGCACAAGAAATTACCAGAAAACGAAATAATACCAACTTTACGCCATGAAATGTTACACGCCGCCTTCCATATCTCAGGCATCTCGTTCTGCGAGAGCTTCCAAGAAGAAGCCTGTATCCGTTGCATTGACGAGGTTTTCTTTCCGGCCTACGAACGGATTTTAAAGAGACTTAATAAATGAAAAAGAAATCAAGAGTCAACGAGGCAGGCAATTACACAAAGCCTACAATGAGGAAGCGTTTATTTAATTCGATCAAAGCAGGAACAAAAGGCGGCAGAGCCGGACAATGGTCAGCCCGTAAAGCACAGCTACTAGCAGCACGATACAAGAAAAACGGAGGAGGATACAGAGACTAATGAAACAATTTAAACCACACATGATGTATGATAAGTCTGGAAAGGCTTACAAAGCCAACACTTACGAACAACATTTAGCTATGAAGAAAAAAGGATACGGACACGCAAAGCCAGCAAGTAAACCATCGACTAAGTCTTCTACTAAGAAGAAGGCTAAAAAAATCATCCGCAAACGCTCCGGTTACTAATGCCTAAGAAAGCTTCACAGAGATCTCTCGACAACTGGACAGGAGAGAAATGGGGAACCAAATCCGGTAAGCCGTCTTTGAAGACGGGTGAGCGGTATTTGCCAAAGGCTGCGCGTGAGGCTTTGACTGACGAAGAGTATGCCCGAACTAGCCGCAAGAAGCGGAAAGGTATGAGGGCTGGAAAACAGTTTGTCAAACAACCCAAAAAGATTGCGGATAAAACTGCAAACTACAGGAGCAAGAGCAGTCTCCTAAAAAGTGCGCGTAAGCGCAAATCATGAGTCGTTTCATACTCTACGAACCTACGCCAGAAGATGTCGCTGAAGCGTGCCGTAGGTCTGACGCCTTAGGAAATCTCAGGACATCGTTCACTAACGGTAAAGGAAACATGACTGGCTTCTTAGGTGAGGTCGCTTTTGAAAAAACTTTCAAGCAGTTCGCCTACGTAGGAGATAAGTCCTACACTCACGACTACGAATATAAAGGTCTGAAAGTTGACGTTAAGGCTAAGAGCTGCAACACCCCACCTAAGCTAAACTATAATGCTTCCGTAGTCAGGACTAAGTTTAGCAAATTTGAAGCCGACGTTTATTTCTTCATGCGAGTTCACAAAGGTCTGCGGAAGGTATGGCTCTGCGGATGGTCCCCTAAGAAATCCATCATACATAAGAAACGATTCAATGAGAGAGGCGAGCGTGACGCAGATGGATTTAGATTCAAGGCTGATGGATACAACATAGAGATTAAGAGGACTCGTCGGCCAGACGCTTTCGAGTCACTCCTCCTCCGGCGGTAGGCAGTTATGGTGGATGTGGCCCGTCTTTTTATAAACGGGCCTTATACCGTTAGGAGCGACAAAATCTACGAACTCACTGAGAGGAGCGTCTAAGTAAGCATCTATAACAGACGGGTCACCTCCAATTTGTTCTAAAATCTGCCGAAGTTCCATCCAAAACTCACCGCACAGTTCCTGCCTCCTTATCTGAAGATCTTCGTTTGTCATCCGCTGTATAACCTATATCGTAAATCTCACTCAGGTCAATGCTCCACAATTTACCGCCGCCTTGTCCTTTAGAATTAATGGGTCTGATGTTACTGTTGACTGCTCCAGCTTCCTCAAGAACTGACATCCCACGCCTGATAAACTCTAGGTTATTAGACATACCAACATTCCGACCATCGTTAAACGCGTGGATCGCAACTTGAAACTCGGTTAGAGTTCCAGACCACGTCTTAAGTTCAGGTGCGCTATTACGACACCTCTTGCAGAAGAACTCAACAAGTTCGGCTACGGTGCTTCGGTAACTGTTGTCATATGCTGCATCAGCAATCAATGGCTCGATGTAGCTCTGGACGCCAAACCGACCAACGTCTTCAACTTCAGGGTGGACTTTATAATCCATCAAGAACTTAGCAAAGTGAGGTAACTCGTCTTCGATAGTTGCTTCAAGCTGGTAGTTAGGTGGGAACGATGTCGTTGATGACTCTGATATCAGCAGAGCCATAAGCTTATCTCGGTTACTAGAATCAAGTGACGGTATTACCGACAGCGAGTTAGCGTCCATGTTCAGAGACAGCACAACACGACCTGTCCAAGGCACTGATAAAGCGTCAGCATACTTGGCTTGATACTCGACTCGTGGATTGGCCACCGCACGCTTCAACAGCTCAGTTGCACGTCTTTGGTCTTGAAAGCTGGCTGCTGAGGTCGTATCGTCGATCACCCAAGATGCGACACGACCTAAGTCTTTGTTGAATTTTGTGTGACCCCCTAAGTAGTCACTCGCATCAGCAAAACCCCCCACGAGTCCGCTAATAACTTTGTTACTCAACAATGACTTGCCGCGACCTGTTGGTCCGACCAGCAGCAAAGCTTGCCCCTGTAAGGGCTTTCTTTCTACAACAGCGTAGTAAAACCTTTTCATCCATGCGTAGAAGTATTCTATAGAATCATGCTTGCTGTTGTTTACGAATAGTTGGTTGAACCAATTATGGAGGAAAGGCCAGTTGGATGGGTCTCCATCCGCTGCGGCGTCCACCGGACATAACGTAGAACAGTTCAGAATCCGACTTCCGTTATACGATACAACACGGTCGCTTGAGAACACTACTGGTGCAATCTCATCAATCCTATTGTTATTACTGATTACCAACACAGCGTTTTCTACTTCGCTAATGCTCTGACCGCGCCTAACTCTCACAGAAAACCCTGCCTGACGTAGCTCTAATAGAAGCTGATCTTTAGGTATAGAGACTGCGTTTCCGTATAGGAGTTTAAAGAATGTCTTACCGTTAAACCAATACTCGTCTAATAGGGTAGCAAGTTTCTGGGTCTCGTAATCCTTAACAAATGCCCCACCGAATATATCGGACCAACTCATGAATCCTTTACCAGCTCTGTCGCTATAACAGACCATTCCATCTTCCACAACTTGACATCCTTCACGGTCAATACCGTCATCGATCCAGAATAAGGGTCCACGCGCTCCGACTTCAAATTCACCGAACCAGCGATTCGGGAATCGGGATTCAACCTCTTTGGCAACCACATCGATTGGGATACACGTTTCGGCAGACTCTGGCGGTTTGGATTCCGCTGCCTTCGCTATAGCCGCAAAAACGATTGAGTCTGGAAGTTTGTTACCGTGTGGTTGCCAATCCACTCCTAATTCAAAGTACTGGTTTGGTCGGAATGATGACTTATCAAATCCAGCAAACAAGCTAGAAGCTTTAACAAGTTTATCTATTGCCATCACGAAAGCCTCATACATTGATGGGTCCACAGGAATTGGGTTCTCAAACTCCCATACTAGTCTAAGGTAATCGCTCTGAGTTCTCGATGACCATGTTGGTAAAGGGCTGCTGTTACATGCTGTTCCTAGATTAGCTTGGAAGGTATCCCATTTAACAGGGGCGTCGTAGTCCGCAACTATCCCGTGAACTATGTGGACAGGGTTATCAGACGTTACTCTTTTAGAAGGAGTTCGTCCTTCTACACACGAATAAAACACATGTTTTGTGTTTATGTTGCTACACCAATCTCGGTATAGAGCTTTGTTCTTAAACGCTGGCTTCTTTGATTTTACTTGGCTCAAGTCTTCTACTTTTGAAGTCTTTGAGTCTCTCAGGTTCTTTAATGTTCGATAGGTCATTATTTTGTATATTTATTTAAGATTTCTCCTTCTGCATCTAGCGGAATGTCGGGTATCCATTCTGGTGGGGTAGACATGATTTTAATAATTTTGTTTAGGGTTTCGTCTGCTATCTCTTCGTCACACTCGCAGACAACTTCATCGTGGACGTGAAAAATTATGTTGATGCCAGCTCTCTCAATCTGGAGCATCATATGACTAAATATATCACGGGCTAAAGCTTGTGAAGCATTTTCTGCTAGGATACCTCCCCAAAGAGTAATATGCCGCTTTCTGCCGTTGCGGTTTACTGTTACTTGATACCTAGAGCGTCCAGTATCTTCATCGTATTGCTGTAAAACAAAACCATAATTTAGAACTCTACCGGACGGTAACTCAAGCTTCAACTTAATGTCTTCATTACTCCGTAATGCTACGCTATCTGACATTAGCCCTAGACCAATTAACTTTGAATCGTAATCACCCCAAAGTTCAGGTACTTTAGAGATCTTTTCGCGATACAAATTTACAGCCTCCTTAGCCTCTTTCTTGGGCATGTTATACATCTGAGCAAACTTTTTGTAACCTGCACCATATCCACAACCCAATACAAGAGCTTTAACTTTGTGACGTAACTTAGCGTCTTCTTTTTTAAGAACACCTTTGTCAGAAGACCACAATCCAAATTGAATCGCGAACGCCTCGTATATATCATCAGATGCTGCTATAGCGTCCATAGTCTCCCTATCTTTAGCTAGCCAACATAATGTGCGGACTTCAATCTGCGAAAGATCGACAACGACTAATTTCTTCCCTTTAGGTGCGGTAATGAGTTTTCTCATGTTCACACCAAACATCTCATCTCGCGGTAAATTCTGTAGATTAAGGTTTCCTCCACTACCGCTGAATCGTCCGGTATGTCCGCCGAAATACATGAGACCACCGTAGTAGCGGTCGTCTGGCATTGTGGCGTAATCAAAGCTATCTAGCTTCTTCTTAATCGAATTAATACGCCGCCAATTAGAAACTGCTTCTACCCATGCATACGATCTACCATGTTTTTTAATCCACTCTTGTGCATCTTTATCAGTTTTAGCGAGTGATGCTGGTGGCTCAATTCCAATCTTGTGGCATTCCTCGTCGAATGCTTTCCGACTCAGTAGTGGTTTTTCACCCGCCCAAGGGATAGCCTTTTCCGCTTGGAACAAACGCTCATTAATTGTTTCTCTCGCTTCTTTAAGCGCGTCAATATCGATAGGGATGCCTCGCTGGACTACCCGTCGGTTCATGTTGCTTATACTACGCTCGAAGTCAGACCATCTAGGTGAGTATTCCTGCCAAAGTTTAAGACATAGCTCTGAGTCTTTTAATGCGTATTCAAGAACTTCCTTACGAAACTCTTCTGACATACCCGTCCATGTCTTACCTGACATGTTGTCGCGAGTAGTTTTCTCGACCTCGATTCCGAAAGCTTGAGCAGTAGCTCCCTTTAGTGATCTAGGTAAGCCACATGCCGCAGCCATATCAGCGGTGCAATACCATGCCGCAGGCTTTACCTCTGGCCACCAATTGCAAGTAACGCCATACAGGTAAAGTGTTTCATCAAAGCTAGCGTTGTGGCTAAGAACAATCTGTCCTTCTAACAAGGACCAGTCAAAATCTTCAGGGTGACCAACGAACTCGTAGCCGTTGTCACCGACGACACTCACCATATAAGCGTCAAAGTCATAGTGGGAAAAGTATCCTAGTGGGCCAAGCTTGCGTATAGAGCAGTGCTTGTCGTAGTAAGTCTCAAAGTCTAATGCGTATGTAATCATATTGATTTATTTGTGGACAGAAAAAGCCCGCCGCAAAGGGAACTGATAACAAAACTCTGCGGCGGGCTTGCGTCCTAGTATTAGGAATCTAGATCTAATTCTTTTTGCTCTCCCGAAACGTGGTCTAATGCTTCGCGCACCACCTGCAACTTCCGTAAATTACGTTCGATCTGTGCTTTCTGGTCACTAACTTCTGAGATCATACCATCCAGCATGTCGATCTCCTCAAGGAGCAACTCACGGACTTTCTTTTCTTTTTCGTCTTCAGTCATAATTAACCTCCAAAGTTTTTGATGAACTCAAGGACGGCTTCATCTGTCTCTTCTGTAGTGGCAGTTAAGCTTGGATTGAACCATGTATATTTACCCTTTGAGAACTCTTCAGAAACAAAGTTCCATACCCTAGCACAGATAGGAGTGTTAGGATTAAAAGCCGCGCTGGTAGCAAGAATCTTGTAAGTAGTCCGATAAGCGTTCTTCCCTACGTTAATCTTACCCAAAGCATATCGGTTATCCCCAATAACGAGTGAGAATGCTGTTTCATCATCATTACCTTCCGGCTGGCGGAGTAATAATGTAATCTCAGCAAACTCAGTCATTTGATATTCTGAATCATCAGAAATAGCCTCTGACTCTTCTTTGGACCACGCAATGCGTGGGACTTCATCTTCATCAAATGGGATATTCTCCCTCCAGCCTTTTTGAGCAACAACTGCAATCGCAGCTATTGTTTCATTAGGGCCAGCGACCACATGTTTACGATCAAAGACAATTGATCCAACTGGAGCATCGCCTTGACTCATCTTCTGTGATACATTGATTCGAGGTATCTCGATATCACTGCGGTCGATTTCGATTCCGATGTTTACATTAGTCGAGAGTTCATTCTCGACTTCCTTCACTTGTTTAGCTTCTTTAGTAGCCATATTCTTATTTTATTTGGTTTACTGATTCGCGACACTGAATCGCTCCTCAGAGGTTTGGACTATGCCTGCGTCATCACAGGCGGCAAGGAAATTCTGTTGTTTTTCTCGTTTTTCTGATTTTTCTGCGTTTGCAGATACTAATTTTGAGATCTTAGTAAGTGGGAAATTTAGTTCACTAATTATCTCACTTAATTCTAGACCATGTTCTTTTGCAATCTTTACGAGCATTTCGTTGTCAGCACACTTACGTGTTCGACCCATTGACCGTAGTTTTAGGCCGTCGAGTTTATCGCCGTCTTTTAACTTGGCGAGAGTCTTTGCCTTAATAGACGCTGCCCAATTCTCTACAATTTTCGCGATGTTGAATAGCTCAGAGAGTCTAGCGGGATTGTCTACGTCGGTAGGGTCAATATCGGGCAACGTGGTATCGAGTTTCTTGGCGACACTAATAACGAGTCCACCGAGTGCCGGACAAATATCCTCATGTCTACAGAAACGGCAGTACTGAGTTGGGGTGCATTCATCTAACTCAGGTGTGCCGGACTCCCACTTCGGTCGGATCTCTTCACCTGCTTTAATGACTCGGCTTAGGTCTTCGACCAGAGCGGGGAGATCGTCTCGCGTAAACGTGTGATGAAGGGTCGCATTGTGTTGTGGCACGTAGAACGCGAAGACGATCTCCTGAATCTCAGGATACTTCTGGAAGGCCCCACATGTATATGCTTTGGCCTGCCAGTTCTTATCTGGCGGGTCAATGATCGAGATGCCTGTTTTGTAATCGGCCATGACGGCTCGGTCACCGCCTTTAAGGATCAAGAAGCGGTCACAGGTTCCCCATGTCTCGGTGCCGTCCAGAGCAACCTCAACTTGGATCTCGTTTAACTCCTCAGCGACCTCGCCGAAGTTAGTCATAAACTCCTGTTCCATTTGAACAATCTGTTCGTAGATCTCCAGCTCCTGTTCGGTGTGAAGGGCAGAAGGGTCAAAGACTTCGAGAGCTTCGTGAATTCTGGTCCCCATCTCAGCGGCGGCTGATGTGCCGTCACGTCCTTGATAAGCAGCACAGGCGGCTACATACTTTAGACTCGACGGAGAAAACTCCGCGTGGCCCCTATCGCTATGGTTTGGTTGTTCGCTCATGGGTCGATTCTTTTATGTGCGTTACCTCACGCTGGATATAATCACGTTTCTTGATTGTTCGGTCAATTTTGTGGTTTAGCATGTAGATCTCATCCTCAAGTAATTTGAGGCGGATCTTCTCTGCATCAGTCAGATATTTAATGTTGTCGCTCATTTTGTTGTTGTCTAAATTTTTTAATAATACTGTTAACTGCGTCACGCCCAAGATTAAACGAACGCGCTATCAAATCTCTCGGGTAACCCAAATCAGCTAACTCGGTAATAACGCGATGCCTAGCGTGAGAGGATTCAATTCTGGTTTGTATAGTCCTACCTTTTGGACCTCCCTCATCGAAGCGACTCATTACCCATTTAGGGGGTAACCCATACTGCTCTGAATATTTTTTAATCAGTCTTGTCGCATCAATGACAATAGCTTCTTGCATCATCTTAGAGTTCTCTTTCATCTCAGAGTTCATGTTTATTTTCTCCTTTTATTTTTCTTGGGTTGTTTACCTTTTGAGTGTTTTGATTTAAACGTAGGGTCGTGAAACTGAATTAAAGTCTGACCTTTTTTGCCACTTCTGCTCCCTTTTGCAAACACAGAATTCCTTACAACTTTTGCTCTCATGATTTATGAGTTTAGTTGTTTAAGTACTGACTCGACGACTGAAGCTATCTCAGGGTCTTCCTTGATCCTCTGGTCAAGCGACTTAGATGCGTAAGCTATCGAGCTACCGTGGGTGTAGCCGTAGTAAGATGACAGCGAACTATAGGTGAACTTAAACTTGTTCCTCAAGATGCCGACAGCAACCATACGGGGAATACAATAAGAATAAGCCCTACTCTTAGTAAAAATCTCGTCACGATCTATGGCGAATTCTGAACATACTAGTTCCGTTACTTTGTCTATTATCTGTTTTTTGTAAGGGGTCATCCCTTTTATTTTTGTTTTCATTGATGTAGAATATTTAAGTTATCTGACTTCTGCTCAACAACACGCATAACGTGTTCTTCTATCGAATCGCTGGCAACTAGAATCTTCTGGATAGCGTCACTTTTTGCCCCGTTGCGGTGGATGCGCCCTAACGCTTGTAGGTGATCCTTGACGTTAAAGGTAGGCGAGATCAACGAGATCCGTTGGCGGTCGCCGTTGATGTCGTGTAGAGAGATTCCGGTTCCACCAGCCGCAGTATTAATAACTAGGACGTGTTCTTCGTCCCTTTGAAAAGCGTCAATGATGTCCTGCCTGTCCTCGACTTTCTGTCCTCCTTTAATGCACGTACATTCTAGTAGTTCACAGAGGGTATCTACAGTATCTGTAAAATTTACAAACAATACAACGCTATGACCTTGCTCTACGAAATCCTTAGCCATATCAGCCATGTCTTTAGCTTTGAGCGACTCCGCTAGCTGGCGAGCGCGTAACAAATTAACGAGAACCCAATCACTGTCTTCGACAGTTCCGTTCTCTAGAAGACTAGTGATGATCTCTGGAGTGATTCCAAGATCTTTATAAGCCTTAGCGATCTTAGTAGCGGAACCAAAAGCTATCGGCTCAATAAAAACTCGGTTCTCTTTGAACGAGTCAGGAAAGTCATCCACTGTGAGACGCTTAACATTCTTCCCATACATAACCTTATTGAGATCACTGAGTTTGGTTTTACGGCGCAGCTCCCATGCGTTCCACTGGTTTTGTAAACAGCCGTATTGCATCATCCAACTGAACCAACTCTTGAGACCATCTGATGCTTTGTTAAGATTATGTAACCCTAATGCGTAACCGATTGGCCTCATCTCAGTTGGGTCTTCCGCAGCAGTAGCGGACATCGCATGAATTGAATAGCCTTGTGTAACGAGAGACACGAGAAGCTGAGCGTTCTGTGTATACGGCCCTTTACACTTATGGACCTCATCGACTAGCACTAGTGTGTCTTCTGGCAAGTGCCACGTCATGATCTTCTTGCCTCGCTTCGACATCCACTCTGTTTTACCAGTTCGGATCTTCTCGTAGTTGAGAACGAACAGTGGCTCGATTCCAGTCTCCTTGAGTTCACGCCCCCATGACGGGATAACTGATTTAGGGCAGAGGACTGCAACAGGTCTATTTAAGGTCTTAGCTAGATGGGCGGCTACCACCGTCTTACCAGTCCCGACATGGCTAGTGTCGAGTGAGTTCAAATCTAATCTATGTTTTGCTAGAAAGAAGTCAAAAGCCTCTTGCTGCTTTGGATATAATGTCTTCATTTATTGTCTATACACAGACAAATAATTGAAGCGACTAGCTATGTCCAGAAAAAGTTCAACTTTTTCTACTACCCCAAATATATCGAGCGATAAGGTAGGCGTCGATCATACCATCATGTGGCGTCCGGCAGCGTTTATTAGCAAGCCAGTTCTCCGACGGCTCTAACTGGTTCGCTAGTTCCAAAGCTACTTCTTTAGTCCTACCTTTAGGAACTCTACCCAACATAACTTTCTGCCACTTGTGAACAGACACGCGCATTATGTTTTCGTAATCGTGGGACTCAGCCATCCCGACTAACTTACCAAATGAGATCGCCATTGACCTTACAGCTTGGCTGCTCTTCGCGTGTGCAAGCGGTTCTTCTACCGCAAAAATAAAAGGCGTATTCAAGTCCATTATCCACTGATGAACTTTACGGATGTCGATTTCTTTCTTCTTCGACATCTGAAGAGTCGGCATCCTAATCTTATCAATGAGGCTACCGTCGAATTTAGATATTGCACAAAGTCCGCCATCTAATCCGTTGTCGATGCCGACGATCATTTCTCAGGACAATACAAATTGTCGCATTCACCACCAGATACCGGATTGCTGCAAGTGCCACACTCACGCTCCTCAGAGAGTAAGGCTTTCGCGAGAATCGAATAGTTCACGAGATCTTCACAGGCGTCATCTACTGACTCACCTGCTACCTTTAACTCACCGTCGTTAACGAACGACTTAATCCGCATCAGTTTATCCTGCATCCTTAACAGCAATCCGGTGACCGGATGGAGGCCAAGTGATTTAGCAGTCTTGAAATTGGCGAGTGCATCGACAGTGTTCTCACCACCGCAGTAGTCAGAGTTTTTTGCTCGCATAATTTCGAGCGTTTTCTTGCACGTCGATTCGTGAAGACGGAATAAGGTTTCGGGTTTCATTATTTTACGGGTATAGAGTCTCCTCTGACTAGTAGGCCATCGCCCTCTGCTGGAACTAAGACTCTGATCCCTTTTGGCAGAGACTGCAAGTAGAATACTTCACGGGCCGTTGAAGGCTTCACGCGATACCAAAGACCATCAGCGGTATCTACCGGAAAACGGAAGTCTGCTCCGTGATCAATTCTGGTAATAAACTTTGGCCCTACTTCTGGCTCACGGTCATTAAACATTGCAACGGTATTAAATCTCTTTTCCAGTATCCGCGTCAATCGTTTTTTTCTGCTTGATCGCGCCTCCACCTTTATCTGCTTTAGAGTTATTGAGGATAGAGATGTCGATCTGCATCTTGCTAGTCCCACCACCAGTTTTAGCATTTAGTCCTAAGTTACGTCTGATGAGCTGATCGAGTTCGGACATCTCGCGAATCGTCTTAGGTCCACGTAACCCCTTCATCGAATCACGTAGTAGTTTAATTCCTGCCGCCGCGATGTAGTGTTGGTATTTATCAGCAGGAGAGTTCTGTGCCTCAGCGATTTCGTTGAGGGTCACGTCCTCTTCTTTAGAGGCGCGGAATCGCTCTTCGACAATAGCTGAACTTACAGTATCGTTGAAGTGTTCTTCTACGTCTTCTTTAAGTTGGTCTTTGTCGGCATCCGGTTTATGGTGTTCGTCTTTGACTTTTGTGTTGTGTATCAGGTTATCGAGAACTCTGCCGTCTACTATGTCCCCATTTATCTTGGCGGCGACTCCATGTTTCTTTAACCACTTACGTATTGTATTGCGGTGGACTCCAATGTGTTGACCTATAGCCGCATTACTGTAACCTTCTTTGTTAAGGCGCAAGGCTTCAGCCTCGCACTCCCGTATAGGATTTTCAGACATCCATTAAATTATGCCTTCCGAAGCAGAAAAGCGCAAGCGTGTTCTAGAGCCGAGAATCGACCCACAATCTAAGCAGATGGACGTAGGGGGACTCATGATCCAGCCTACTAGCACGCTGACCGCTCTACTATACGGCTTCGCCCATCACCCTAATAATAAAGCTAAGGAGTTCTACTTCTGGAGAATCTGTGACGAACTCTGGAATAGAGAAGAACTACCAGAGCCTATGATGGTCCGTCATCCTTGGGCTGAAAAAATGATTCGGGCTGCTCTAAAGGATAAGTATCTAGCAATTGGTGGTTCAGCCAGTAGTGGTAAGTCACACACCATGGCCGCATGGGGAATCGTCCAATGGCTCTGCCAGCCTCGTGACACACTGGTCCTGATGACCTCAACCACGTTACGGGAAGCACGAAAAAGGATTTGGGGTTCAGTTATGTCTTTGTTGTCCGTGATCGATGGTGCGCCGATCAAGATTCGGGATTCGATAGGAAACGCAGCGTATGTCGATGAGAACGGCACGCTTATCGAACGGGCCGGATTATCTCTGATCGCGGCGGAGAAGTCGAAGACACGCGAGGCAATAGGCAAGTTTATTGGTATCAAGCAGAAACGGGTAATTATGATCGGTGATGAACTTTCAGAACTTTCTGAAAGTATCTTGCAGGCTGGTCTGACCAACTTATCGAAGAACCCCTTCTTTCAGATGATTGGTATGTCCAACCCGAATAGTCGCTTCGATGCCTTCGGAGTGTGGTCGGAACCAAAGAAAGGCTGGGAAGCCATCGACACACAGACCGCTGATGAGTGGAAAACGAAGTGGGGCGGTAAGTATATTCGACTCGACGGTGAACGAAGCCCTAACATTGTGTTAGGTGAGGTTAAGTATCCTTGGTTGCCGACCGCCGAAAAGCTAGAGGAGGACCGACTATTATTAGGACCAGAATCCAGAGGATATATGCGGATGGTCCGCGCCATCTTCTTTGACTCCGACGAGACAACCGGAATCTACTCAGAAGCTGAGATGGCTAAGAGTGGTTCAATGGGGGAGGTCGATTGGGCAGACAAGCCTACCGTCGTTGCCGGAATCGATCCGGCTTTCACTAATGGAGGCGATAGGACTATTATGTATACAGCAGAAGTCGGCTACGCTCGAAACGGCCAATACGTCTGCAAGTTAGGAGAAGCCATTCACCTCAATGACGATGCCACAAACAAAGCGGTTCCCCGCACATACCAAATCGTCCACCAGATTATCGATCACTGCAAACGTAGGAATATCTCTGCTAACAATGTGGCTCTCGACTCCACTGGTGCAGGTGCGCCCTTCTGCGACGTTCTGGCTGGCGAGTGGGAGAGTTCGTTCATGCGCGTTACCTTTGGCGGAAAAGCTTCCGACAAGAGAGTCAGCATGAACAGCCAGCTCACAGGCGAAGAACTCTACACTAATAGAGTGTCAGAACTCTGGTTCGTCGGTAAGGAGCTGATGCGGACACGTCAGATCTACGGAATCTCGTCGGATTTAGCCAAAGAGATGTGCGCCAGAAACTACGATATGGTGAAAACGGGTTCCCTTAAAGTGAAGATCGAATCAAAATTAGAGTTCAAATCACGCTTCGGTAGGTCACCTGACTTAGCTGATGCCGCATTTCTCGCGCTCGATTGCGCTCGCCAAAGACTCGGAATGGTGGCTGTTGACCCACCGAAAGACGAAGATGGTAAAGGGTTCAGGAAACAGGTTACGATAAAAACGCTTCGGGATACGTTGCAAAACCCCGATACTCAGCTCCTTTCATAAGGTCTATAAAGTAAACGATTTAGTAGTAAGCTGGATACGGTAACTAAAACTTTTTCAAAAGCGTTTACTCTTTATATACTTACTATAAAGAGTAAACATTTACAGAAAAGTTTTTGGAGTAGGTTTGAGTAAGATCCCGAAGATTGACACTATTCAATAAAAACTGTATCTTCTGCCTGTGGCGAATAAGCGTTTCAAGAGGCTCCCGTCTGGCCGTATCCAATACCACGGTGAGACTTACGCGGGGTTCAATAAGCCGAAGCGTGCGCCAAAAGGATCTAAAAAGAAATTCGTCGTGTTAGGTAAAGAAGGAGATAAGATTAAGAAAGTCTCATACGGCCACCGTGATTACAGTGACTTCACGAAACACAAGAACCCTAAGCGTCGGGCTAACTTCAGAGCCAGACACAACTGCAAAACAGCAAAAGATAAAACAACCGCACGCCACTGGGCTTGCAAACACCTTTGGTAATCATGACAGAAGCGGAGAAGAAAAGGTTAAAGGCAACGTTAAATAAAATAAAGTCTGAGACAGCTAAAGAAGTATCCTCGACGGTTAACGCTCCTGAAACTAGCGAACAGAAAACAGCTCGTTTAGATAAAGATACTTTAAATCGAAGAGTATCTCAAATCACAGATGCTTACGAAAAAAGAAATGTGGATGAAAAAAGAAATGAGCAACTAGGTTCACTATCTTATGGTCTGGATGGACAGCCCTATACACCGACATCCGAAAACATGGTATCTGTGCCACCAGATGCAGGTGCGCCTACCTTGCCTCAAGGGGTCACTGGAAGTCAAGCTATTGGTATGTTTGAGCAGAAAGATGCTGCACAGCCCCCCGCCGCTGCCAATTCTGAGAAACAAACAAAGGCTATGAGTTCTGCGTCGGACTACCTAAAGTCTTTAGGCCCAACTGGTAATATCCCGACTATAGCGCAAGAGAACACAAAACCCTTAAAATCTAGTAGTATAGAAACTGATTCTTTAGGGAAATTGTCAGTAGGTATACAGGGCATGAATGTGGACGCCGCAATTGATAAAGCCTACAAAGACTACGAGAACGCCCCAATCCAGAGAGGTATTGCTAGAGGTCTTAGAAACCTTTCGAGACGTGGTGCTTTAACTTCAGACCTTCTTAGAGAAGCACGCGACCGTGCAACTGCTGCTGGTGTATCAGCCGACAAGTTCTCCTCTTTCCTAAAGAAGAATAGGATTAGAGAACAAAACTTCACTAGCTCTCCAAGAGCAACTTCTTCAGGAGAGGCTACTGAGAACGTGATGGCAGCGAGGACTGGCCTTGGCGCACTCGCCGCGATGCAAGACCCTAGCTATGAGGTAGGTAGTGGTAGCCCCTTACGTAAAAAATCTGAGCCTATTGGTCCCGCAAGTGGGAAAGGACGCCGCGCCGCCCGAAGACTCCGCCGCCAAGGTTATGGGAGAGCAGCGGAACAGACCGCTATGGCTGCGGAAACAGCCCGCTTTAGTGAACCTTCGATTACTTCAGACGCTACTAGAGACCAGAGTTATGCTGAAGCCGCAGCCGAAGCCGCAGAAATGAGAAATCAGCAACGCTTGAGGGAAGAGCAACAACGTGAGTATGACCGTCAGCAAAGAGAGCGAGGAGTCTCACGAGGGCCGAACGGAGCAGTAAACAAATAAGCGGATGGATTTAAATTATAGTCAAGACATCGCCCCACTCCGGCAGCAGTTCTTCCCTATGCAGATGGGGAGCCGTGCGTTTGATCGTGCGATGAAACACCATCAAGAGGTTATCTTACCTATGCAGAAGCAGACAATGCAGATGCAGAGTAATATCCTCAAGATGCAGAACGACGAACTTGCATTTAAACGACAAAACTTTGAGCTAAATCAGGCTAGAAAAGCAGCCCGTCGTGAGAACGAAGCGATGGAGCGGATTCCTGACGTTATAGACCAGATCAATACTATCACGGATGACCCCACAAAAGATGTCTTTGAGCGCCAGAAGGACATCCTTAAACTCCAGATGCAGTATCAGCCATTCGCGAAGTATTCACCTTCGATGAATAACTTGTTTACAGCCGCATCCCGTTCCATTGATGTTGATTATAAGAAGGAAACAAGGAACGATAAGCTTATTCAAGACGCTGCTCTTAGGGGTGTTTCATCTGAAAAAATAGCAGACCTTGCTGCACAGGATGGGGTTCTCTCCATGAGTGATGAAGCTTCTATTGGGATCTCAACTGCGTTAGAGGATAAGACCCAGAGAGAACTTAGGGTGAAGCAGTTTGAGTTGTTGGAGGACCGCCGCAAAGAAGACGTTAAAGCACTCACTAGGAGAGCTGAGGATATTAAGTCTACTTTGATTAGCCTTGTTCCAAAAGCTACGTCTTCTACATCGAAGGAGATGCTATATGATGGTTATATCTTTGCGAAGCAAAAAGCAGCGCAGGGAGATCAAACAGCCAAAGAAGAGTTCCTTAGAAAGAGAGACCTCTTAGAAGAACTCTATTACGATCTTCTTTCACCTGCTGAGAAAGTTGCCTTTGACCGTGACCCAGACGCCATGCCTGACGAACAAATGTTTAGGGCCGTCTATAGAAGAGCGAGTGCCTTACAAAGATCTGTCCAGATGCCAGAGCTTGCCGACGGGTCATCATTACCATCAACCATATCCAGTTCATTCACCAAATAAAACTAGTGTAACACTAGAAAACATCACCACTAACATCCCAAACCTCTTCAGCTATGTCTGACTTGTACCTTACTCCATACGAAAGAAATCGTCTTCCTGAGACTCAAACCCCGAAGCAAACAATTAAACCGTTCTCTGAATGGACAGGTGAAAAGGATTTATCTAGTGATGCCCCTTACAACTACCTACGTTACGCCGATTATGTCCGCGACACGATGGGGGACTCTTACGACACTCAAGCGGAGGTTGAGATCCAGAAGGGCTTACGTGAAGGGTTATCTACGATCTCCGGTATGGACGAGGAGACTCTTGAGAAGACACTCACTCCCGAAGAACCTACCTTCAATCAAAACGTAAAGATGGTTTACTCCGCTTTGCCGGAAGGGCCAGAGCGTCAAACTTTACGTGATTATATCGCAGGAGCTACGACTGTATCTGAACAACCAGACGCTACTGAAGAATACAAAGCTGACGTTGAGATAATGCGGACGAAGGCGGAGGCTATTGTAGGTAGCCGTATTGATGAAGCGAAACAAGTTCTAGTAAACGAAGGAGACCTCTCTTTTGCTTTTGTAAAGGACGACCAGAGCGAAGACGGGAAACGATTAATAGTTGGGGACTCAGCTATCTCTACCCCATTAGTTAGGGCGATCAGATCTTCAAGAATGGGTGGGGTATCCTTCATGGATGTGCCTGCTCTTCAGTACCAGACAACAGCGCACCCTTATTCTAACATCCCTATCTTTAAGCATAAGCAGCTTATGGAGATTTCTAAAGGGATCGAGGCTCTTGCTAAGAGTGACTCTATGGTTAACGAACACCTTCTTGGCCACGCTAGGCGGAGGGGGAGGCACGACCAAACATTTATTGAAAAGAAAGCTGAACAGTTTGGTCGCGGAGTTTCTAGGATATTAAATGCAGTAGGGATTGAAGATGAATATAAAGGGGCAAGGCGGGAAAGAGTTACAAGAGCGAGGTACACTAACCATGACTCTATAGTTGAGCATATCACTGAGCAGCTTAATGAGAGTGGGGCGAACTACAACCCGCACGATGTTCGTGATGCTTATGAGAACAACGTCGTCCAGACAGGGTTCCAAAAAGGTGTCTTTAAACTTCGTCAAGAAGACGAAGAGGATTTCCAACAGAACATCCAGATTACGAGACTTGGGCCTGTTGTTAACCCTAAAGCTTATCTTCAGAATGATGTGTTTGAAGGTGTGTTAAAACACCCTGACCTTAATGAATCACAGAAAGCTGTGATTAAAGAGTCTAGGGATATCGCTTTAACTCAAAACTTCCAAGACTATAGCAGGACACTCAGTAACTCTGACTATAAAGATGAATGGTCTAAAGAACTTCTGGCTGGTAGGCTGGCTGGTAAGAAAGACCCACAGATCTTAACAGACTTCTTAACTGATAACGATACTTATAGTGATGTCTTTGCGAGAGGAGAGAGCGTAAGAATCGGACTAGTAGATTCCATTGCTAGCCTTTACTACTTAGCTGTATCTAAGTTAGGTGACGAAGAGTTCGGTCATAGAGGGTTAGTAGGCATCGCAGAAGATCAAGCGAAGCGGCGTAAGCTTGCTGAAATGTTTGGGGCTGATTGGGGAGTCGAGCAAGACATCATGGAAGGAGCAGCCCCGTTAGTAGTAGACGTGGTAGCAACTGGCCTTTTAGGAGTAGCAACAGGAGGAGCCGCTGGAGTAGGTTATTTAACCGCTAAGACCGGAGCTAGACTAACTTTAAACGGTTTAATTAAAGGTATAACTTCTAACGCCCTTAGAGCCACTGGGACAGAAGCTTTAGAGCGGGTAGCTAAGACGGCTGTATCACGAGGTCTTATTAAAGAGTCTGTAGAGACGGGAGGTCGTAAAGCTACTATTAAAGCACTTGGAGCCTATAACAACACAATCGCTAAGAAGTTAGGTATCCAATCGGCTTTGTATACAACAGCTTCAAACCGTATCACGTCTGGTGCTTACGGTAACATGTACTCTCAACTTAGAGAAGCTTACCCAGACATGTCCGATCAAGAAGTTCGCGATAAGGCAATGGGTTACGCGACGAGCATGGGAACAGTCGGAGGATTAATAACTTCTGCTTTCTCGTTGATGGGTCGCGGTGCTGTAGATGACGCCCTCCTTAAAGGGATGAACTTTAGGCAGGCCAAAGAATTAATTAAATCGTTTGGTAACGTAGCGGGTATCACTGATAAATCATTAGCGGGGGCTATGAAGGAGGTGATGGAAGTCACTCTTAAAAAGCACGGTAAGAGTTTATTGAAGGGGGCGAGGCGTGGACTTAAACACGGGGGTGATGAAGCGATGGAGGAGGGAATCTCTGAACTCGTTAACACTTACATTGAAGACGTTGCCTTAGAACAAGAGACCCCTCTTATGGAACGGTTCCAACAGGTGGCTGGAGCTGCTTTTGTTGGTGGTGTATTTGGAACGGGTGTCCCTGCTGCGAGAGCCGTGGCTAGTAAGTTGGGGGTAACTCCAATGGACAGAGTGATGCAGCAAGTCCAGTTGGAGAACCAGTTCTATGAAGACGTTGCACAGAAATTAAAAGCTACTGGTAGTAGTCTGTCAGCAAAAGAAATCCGTAATAAGGTTAAAGAGCGTGCGAGGACTAGACCAGTTGAAGCCCCAACTAAAGCACAGCCACCAGCCCTCCCGACTCCTGAAGAAGGGAAAAAGGATTTCGTTGAGGTTGATAACAGACCACCTGATGGTGTAAAAGAAGATCAACTCTCGTCTACCATCAATACGAATGAGCTAGAGCAAGGACCAGCCGCAGTGGAGGCACTACTTAAAGCCGTCCGTATGATCGACCCTAAAGAGGCGACGATCCGGTTCGATGGAATCCAACAGCGAGACAGAGGTAAGTTCTCTGCCCAGTTTGAGGAAACAACAACGATGGACATGAGTGATCTTAGTATCACCCCATCAGAAGACAGCACTACTCCTTTTGACGTTGACCTAAACCTCACTGAGTTCGGTCGGCGACTAAGGAATGTAACTGAAGGGCCAGACACTAATACTGTCGTGGGTCATCAGACACAACGAGTCGTTGGGCATAACGCCGAAAGACGTTCAAGTATCCCTGCAAACTCTAAAGCGCGTGCGAAGCGTAACGCATCTGGCTTCATCGAGTTTGATAACGAGATCAGCCCGACTGTTCAAAGAAAGATTTTTGAACTAGCCTCAGCGGGTTACCCCGCAACTGTAACGAGAAGCATCTCTTACGGTATCCCACTCCCTAAAGGTGCTAGTGAGGTTGCCCTTACTGAACACGC